TGTGAAACTGGTATTTTTTGCGGTGACTGGCATCATAATAGAAATTCGCTCAATCTTACTACTATGGATGCAACAATTCGTAGTATGGAAAAACTAGGCAAAGCATTTGATCAGTTTTTCTTCTTTGATGGTAATCATGACTTGTATTATAAAGACAAGCGAGACGTTAACAGTACAGCATTTGCAAAGCACATTCCAGGTATTACGTTTGTAGACGAAATTACTACAATTGAAGACGTAACTATTGTACCTTGGCTTGTAGGTGACGAATGGAAGAAACTTAGGAAGTTAGAAAGCAAATATATCTTTGGTCATTTTGAATTACCTAGCTTTTATATGAATGCTATGGTACAAATGCCTGATCACGGAGAGTTACGTGCTGAAGATTTTGCTAATCAAAAGTATGTTTTTAGTGGACACTTTCACAAACGTCAGCAACAAGGTGTTGTACATTACTTAGGTAATGCATTTCCACATAACTATGCTGATGCGTGGGACGATGACCGTGGCATGATGATACTCGATAGAGAAAATGATGCTGAGCCAGTATACCTTAATTGGCCAAACTGTCCTAAGTACAGAACTATTAAACTTAGTAAGCTCATAGACGAAGCAGATTCGTTTATTAAACCTAATATGTATTTGCGTGTTAACTTAGATTTACCTATTAGTTACGAAGAAGCAAGTTTTATTAAAGAAACTTTTATTAATCAGTACAAGTGTCGCGAAATCAGCTTAATACCGCAAAAACAACTAGAAGAAATTAGTACAGAATTAGACATCCAGCAATTTGAAAGCGTCGATCAAATTGTTGCTGGTGAAATTGCCGCAATCGACTCAGACAACTTCAATAAGAAGATGCTAATGGACATTTATAACGAGCTATGATAAAAATTAAAGACCTCACAGTACGAAACTTTATGAGTGTGGGCAATCAGACCCAGGCTGTAGATTTTAATCAACAGCAACTTACACTTGTATTAGGTGAAAACTTAGATCAAGGCGGCGATGACAGTGGTTCACGTAATGGTACGGGTAAGACTACTATTATTAATGCACTAAGTTATGCATTATATGGTAAAGCACTTACAAACATTAGAGCAAACAACCTAATTAATAAAACTAATAGCAAAGGTATGTTAGTAACACTACACTTTGAAAAGAATAATGTTGATTATCGTGTTGAACGTGGTCGTGGACCTAACTTATTAAGATTTTATGTTAACGAACAAGAACAAGAGTTAACAGATGAGTCACAAGGCGATAGTCGCAAGACTCAAGAGTATATTAATGACTTACTAGATATGTCACATGATATGTTCAAACACATTGTTGCACTAAACACTTACACTGAACCGTTCTTAAGTATGCGTCAAAACGATCAACGTGCTATTATTGAACAGTTATTAGGTATTACAATCCTAAGTGAGAAGGCAGATGCACTAAAAGATCAAACTAAACAAACTAAAGATTCTATTACTGAAGAAACTCTTAAAATTGAGGCAATACAAACTGCAAACAGTAAGATCGAAAGTACTATTACTAGTTTACAAAGTAATCAAAAGGCTTGGCTATCTAAACGCACTACTGATACATTAAAGTTAAAAGAGGCAATCGCCGAATTAGAGCACTTAGACATTGAAAATGAACTAGAGTTACATGAAAACCTATCAAATTGGACTGAGCATAACAATGCTATTTTGGCTCTTAAAAAGGAATTAAGTACATTAGAGCCTGCACTATTACGTGCAACTAAGAGTATTGAAAAAGCGCAAAAAGACATCGCAGATCTTGATGATGCTACATGTTATACATGCGGACAAGCACTACAAGCAGATAAAAAAGCAGAGATTGCGGAACGCAAAAACAAAGAACTTGAAGATGCATTAACATATGCAACTGAAATTGATAGTAAGCGACAACAAGTTGTTGATGCTCTTAAAGAAATTGGTGATATCAACGGTAAGCCTACTACATTCTACGATACAGCTAAAGAAGCATACGATCATAGACAGAATGTTGATAGCTTGAAGCAAGCATGGGAAGCAAAGAAAGACGAAGCTGATCCTTATCAGGCACAAATTGACGAATTGCAACAATCGGCCATACAAGAAATTGATTGGACACCTGTAAATAAATTAACTGAATTTAAAGAACATCAAGACTTCTTACTAAAATTGCTAACTAATAAAGATAGCTTTATTAGAAAGAAGATTATTGATCAAAACTTAGCATATCTAAACAATAGACTTACTTATTACTTAGATAAACTAGGATTACCGCATCAAGTTATTTTTCAAAATGATTTAGCTGTTGAAATTACGCAACTTGGTCAAGATCTAGACTTTGATAACTTGTCAAGAGGTGAACGCAATAGGCTAATACTCGGTATGAGTTTTGCTTTTAGAGATGTATGGGAGAGTTTATATCAGAAGATTAACTTAATGTTTATTGATGAGCTTATTGACAGTGGTATGGACACCGCAGGTGTTGAAAATTCCCTAAGTGTTCTTAAAAAGATGGGTAGAGAAGGCGATAAAAATGTTTACCTTATCTCGCACAAAGACGAACTAGTAGGGCGTGTTAATCATGTTATGAAAGTTGTCAAAGAAAACGGATTTACAAGTTACGAGAACGATATTGATATTATAGAATGACGAACATAAAATTTGAAAACGCTTTAAATAGAGTTGAACAAAAATGTCCACCAATTTGGATGATGCGACAAGCAGGCAGATACCAAACAGGGTACATGGACATGAAAGAAAAATTTACATTTGAACAAATGTGTAAATTACCAAAACTAGCAAGCGAAGTTGCTATGCTACCTATTAGACAATTTGATTTTGATATTGCTATATTGTTTAGTGATATACTTTGGCACTTAGAAGGTCTAGGATTTCCGTTAAAGTTTGACCCAGGTCCTAAATTTGAAACACACCTTAACGAAGAAAACTGGGAACAGTATGTTGATGTTGGTCGTGCGCTCAAACATATTAATTTTCAAAGCAATGCTATTGAAGCAACAAGAGAAGCACTTCCTTTTAAGAAAAGTCTAATTGGATTTGTTGGAGGGCCGTGGAGTTTACTTAATTATGCACTTGGCTCTAACAAAGTAAGCAATGAATTTAAAAGTGTTTATCTTAGAACAGTGTTAATACCGTTAATCAAAGATAGTATCCGAGCGCAAAAGTTAGCAGGTGCTGAAGTTGTCATGATACTTGATAGCGGTTTAGAAAATGTTAGTAAGAACTATTATGATAACACATATCTACCAATGTTAGAATCAATTACAGATATTGGCAATGTTGGTTACTATGTTCGAGGAATACCTAAAAACAGTTTATCTAAAGTAAAAAAGATGAACTGGGCAGGAATTGGTATAGATAGTTCTTTAGATTTATCTAAAACTTTAAAAACATACACTAAAGGATTTGTACAAGGCAACTTTGATGAAAAGCATATGCTTTTAGATACTAGACTATACCATTACGAATTAGATAAATGGTTAGAATCGTTAGAAGGTGTTGACACTACTGGTTGGGTGTGTGGCTTAGGTCATGGCATTACAAAAACTACACCAACTGAACATGTAGAACACTTTGTAAAAACTGTTAGAGAGAAGTTCAGTTAATGAAAGTCGGAGTACGAGGAAGTAAACTTGCACTAGCATATGCTAACAAAGCAATAGATGCAATGGGTCAAGGTGAAATAGAAATAATAAAAACTGATGGTGACTTATTTCCTGATACTCCTATACATGAAATTGGAGGCAAGGGTGTGTTCTGTAACGCTATTGAATATGCATTAGCAGAAGGTATCATTGATGTTGGAGTACACAGCTTAAAAGATATGCCTGGAGATGTTGAACATCCTGACTTACATATATGTTCTGTACTAGAACGCAATAGTCCATATGACGTCTTAGTCGGAAGTGTATTTGACGGATTTGTATTAGGCACTAGTAGTCCGCGACGTAAGGCCCAACTTGAAGAACTATATTCTAATTTAGATGTGCAAATTAAATCTATTCGAGGAAATATAGATACTCGACTAGAAAAACTTGACAATAAGGAATATGATGCTATAGTATTAGCACAGGCCGGACTTGATGCACTTGGCATAGATAGAATAGTTACACGCTTGCCTATTATACCAGCTGTCGGACAAGGAATAATTGCATTGCAAACACGCAAGGACGATATCGAAACAAATAAAATTGTTAGCAAAGCAAATCACGAATTAACATATAGGCAAGCAAAATTAGAAAGAGCATTATTAAAAGGCATAGGCGGAGATTGTAATACTAAAGTTGCAGCACATGCATCTGAAGACAATCCTATAAAACTAGAGGTTGTATATTATGATTGACGATGACATACACGATCAATTAACTAAGGCATACTTAGAATATTTTAAGGCAAACGAAGCATTTGAAAAACGCAAGTCTCATCGTACACACATGTCTAGCAGGCGTTGGTTACGAAAAATAAGAGAATTGTCTAAATTAAGAATGGAAGAAATACACGACACATATCAAACCAAAAAGAAGGCAGAAAAAGAAGGCAAATAATAAGTACTTCTATGCAGTGGACTTATAGAGGTAAAAAAGTAGATAGTATTCCAGATGAGTATGAAGGCTTTGTTTATCTAATCACAAATAAGAAAACTGGACAAAAGTACGTAGGCAAAAAACTAGCAAAATTTAAAACTACCAAGCCACCACTTAAAGGCAAAAAAAATAAACGTAGAGGCTACAAAGAAAGCGACTGGAAGACTTACTATGGTAGCTCTGACAGACTAAATGCAGATGTAGCAGCACTAGGCGAAAAACATTTTACAAGAGAAATATTATACCTATGTAAAGGTAGGGGCGAAATGTCCTACATAGAGGCAAGAGAACAGTTTGACAGGCGTGTACTTGAAACAG